TTACTTATATTCTAGTTTATCATTATTAATAATTCCAGTTTTATCTGTTTTCTCCAACATTCCATCTTTATCTATTTTCCCATAGCTAAATAATCCACTTGAACCATTAAAAACATATCCTTCAGAATCATTACTTTTATCGACTAAAGTTACATAATTTAATTTTGAATTTTTTACATTCTTATTATAAAAGTTAACTATGTCTGAATCAGATATAGTTCCACTATAATAAGCAATTCCATATTCTCCTATTTTTGAAGTTCCTGAACCATTCATTTCATTCTTTATTTTCATTGATCCTATTCCGGTTTTGTTCCCCAATGGCATAATTATACCGAAAATTACTAAGCAAATTACTATTATGATGACTATTAATTTTTTCATTTGTTTCCCCCTATGTATATAGTTTATATACTAATTATATAAAATTTAAATATTTTAGGCAATTTATGAAACAAAAAAAGACCTATCATTTATGATAGGTCGTAAAAAGGTATTAATCATCGACTTTAGTTGCTATAGATATATTATATTACTAAAATTTACCTTTGTCTAGACTATATAAAGCTTTCCAAGTTTCTTTACCTAGAACACCATCTACTTTTAATCCAAAGTTAGCTTGAAGGTTTTTAATTGCTCTAGTAGTTCCAGGTCCCCATTTGCTATCTGCTCCACCGCAACTTAATAATGATGTATATCCTCTATTGATTAATCTTTGCTGAACTAATCTAGTTATTTCACCATGTACACCTTCACTTAAAGTAGGACAGGCATTTAAAGTGTCTTCTCCAAAATATTCATCTACTTTTATATCCCCAAATCCTTGTACATTTATTTGCACTTGTAATGCTCCAACTTCTTCCCCATGAATTTCTTTTTTCCATAATAGAATTTTATCAGTTGAAATATTTAAGTTTTGTACTGGAGTAGTGTCTAATTTAGTATCTGCATAATAATAATTCATATCTACTGAATCTGTATTAATTCCATCTATTTTTCCACTTTCAGAATATTGCCAAATCATACAATCACGATTTTTATTTTTATTATAATAAGCGTACCATAATGGGTATTGAGTTAATTCATCATTATAAAATTTATTTAAAATAAAGTCTTGATTAGAGTAATTACCTGTTTTATATCCTAATTCTTTTACTCTCTCACAAAATGCTTTAACCATATCAGTAGCTAATCTTTGATTTACATTAACTCCACACTTATTAGCATAGTTGATACTGTCATACTCAAAATCAAAGAATATAGGTAAATCTATTTTATAATTTTTTATAGCTTGTACTGCAAAATTAGCTTCATTTATAGCCATGTCGCAATTATAAGCATAACTAAACCAATAAATACCTACTGGTATACCTAATCTATTACATTCGGTAATATTTCTTATAAATTGTTTATCTATATTATTATGTCCATATCCTGCTCTTAGAATAGCAAAATCTATATTTCCTTTAACTTGATTCCAATCTATATTTCCTTGATGTTCTGAAACATCTATTCCTTTTAACATTTGTATTTCTCCTTTTCATTTATATTTTTAAGCATAAAGAAAAGACCCGAATTTTTTCGAGTCTTTTCTTTATAAATTCTATATTTAACGAGAAATTTGAAAAGGTATAGGTACTTTTCAAATTTATTTTACCATATTTTTTATTTATTGTTAATATATATATATAAGAAGTCTAAAATATTTTAGACTTCTTATTGTAGAAATTTATAGTAAAGAATGTACTTTAATTATAGCAATTTATTTTATTATTACAATTAAAATTTTAAATTTTCATTTATTATTCATTGATTAATAATTTATTTAAAAATAAATTATTAAATGCAAAAAGACCAGAATTAATCTGGTCTTTTCTTTATGTTTATGGTAATTTCTAAGAAAACTTAAGAGTTTCCATATTTAGTTTATCATAAATTTTATCTAAAGTGAATATATAAAAATAAGAAACCTAGAAATAATCATAGGTTTCTTATTTGGGAATCTTAGAATCTAAAAGTTGCTTTTATTATAGCAAATTATAACTTTAAAATCAATTTATATTTATTAATGGATATTATTGTTCTTCTTGTGGTAAAACTGATTTAACTTGATTTAATTTAGCTTTTAATGCTTCATTTTCTTGTGCTAATTGATTATTTTTAGTTTGAATATCTACTAATTGATTTTTAAAGCTATCTTCGTTAAGAAGTTTTTTACCTTTGTTTATTTCTCCAGCTACTGCTTGTCTAAGTTCTGAAATTTCTTCATCAGTTAAATAAGGTATTTTAGCTTTTAAAAGCTTATCAAAATCTGCAGCTTTAGATTTAATTAAATCCTCAACTTTACCTGTAATTCTATATTGTTCATCAATCATTCCCCAAACTTCTCTAGCTGTTGCTAGTTCCTGTTGGTGTTTTCCTATCTCTAATTTTTGTTCTACTTCTTCTTTTTTCTTTTGAATAAGCTCAATAATAACATTTCCAACTGCTTTTATAGTCACTCCTAAAATTCCTATTACTGCTGCAATTACTACTGGTCCAATTTGATTAACTAATATATCTCCTATGTTCATTTCATTACCTTCTTTCTATTTTTCTTCTAATTCAGTAATTCTTTTATGTGCTGACTTTACACTTTCTTCAACTATAATAACTCTTTCCTTTAGTTCAGCATTTTCTTTTGCTCTAGTTCTTAAATCGACTTTTATATCATCTAAATTTCTGCTTATATAATCTAATTTAGTTGATAGTATAGTTTGTTCTTTAGTTTCTAAAGATTCTTGATTTACTCCATCCTTTTTCCATTTGAGTAATATACCCCAAATTGATAATACTGTGGCTACAAATCCTACTAAAACTGTTATATCTATCTTCATAATTTACTCCTGATATTTATTTAAATTTTTATTTAATACTACATTTCTATTTTTAATTACAAACATACTAGGATTATTTAAAATTAAAGGATCATCATCAGTATTTAAACAATCATATATAAGCTCATAATCTTCATATTCAGCTGGGAACAAATCTTTTATTGACTTATAATTATTTCCACTAGCAACTGTTTTAATTTTGCCATTCTGTTTGCTATAAACTATAAACATATATTCACCTTCTTTATGCTATTAATGTATATATAATATTTAATTTTCCTCTCCAACTAGGGGAGCTTTCTTTGTTTGGATCTCTAACCATAAGTGAAGCTCTAAAGTCTTTATATTCACATTGACTTTTATCCTGTGTAACATCTTCAACCGTAAAGCTATAAACTAAATCAGTAGACCTTTCAGGAATTACATTCCCAGCTTCCCAGCCCCATTCAACTCTTTTCCCTTTCATAAAATCAGGTAAATAAGCTCTAACTGTTGAACCACTAGCAACAAAATTTATAACTCCTCTATAAAAACATGAATGATAAGGATAGCTTGAACCATTTCTATTCCAATTGAAACCATTTGAATCCATGGTACAAGTAGTGCCATCACTAAACCTAAAAACTAATGAATCTTTTCTAATGCTTAAAGGAGTGTTATTACCTATGACAAAATCAAAGCCCTCAATATTTTGCCTAAAAAGCGTACTAAAATCATTGTTAGAAACCTTTTGACTTATGTCTTTTTCTGTTTGCTCTTTATAAGTTTGAAAATCAGAACTAGAAACTTTTTCACTAATACTTTTGGCAGTTTGTTCTCGATAGCTCTGAAATTCACTATTAGAAACTTTTTGAATTAGCTTCCCATTCATCTGTAGAATTTCTAATTTATTATTATTAGTTTCTTCAATAATGCTGTTATTCTCTGAAACTTGACTAGGTGTAGGGCTATTTAAAGCAAATACACTATTCCAAGGCTTTTCTAAATCTAAAGCAATTTTAACTATTCTATGTTTTTCATAATAATTCAAAGGTTCGCAGCTTACATTTACATTTTGAGATAATTTAATTTCATTAAAATTTTTATCTATGTAGCTTAAATCTAAAGCTGTTATAGCTGCTACATCTAAATCTTTATTAATCTCTATTAATTTTTCTTTAGCTTTTCTATCTAAGTTTTCTTGAATAGTTACATCTTTCCACTCAACTACCCTCTCAATTATTCCATATTTTTTTATAAGCTCATTATCTTCTGCTATTGAAGTTATTTTCCCTTCCGAACCAACTGCAATTAATCTAGTGCAAATAGTTTTAAGTGCATTTTCTGAAGAAATATCTCTTAAATTAACACCTATTTCAATTTCATTTTCTTCTGTAACTGGATTATCTTTTAAATAATCTAAATATAACTTCCCGTTTTCTTCTCTTAAATTTAAGAAGCCACCTTGTTTATCTATTAATTTGTCATAGATAGCTCCTAGTGAAGTTTCACGATTAGTCATACAGTAAATAGGTTCTATTAAAGTTATATTACCTGGATAAATTTTTTTATTATCTTCAACTTTTGAATTATGATTATTAAGTATTTTTTCAAGAAATTTTTTAGTATCATAATTAGGCTCTGCATATTTTGGTGCATCAGGTGGTAATTCAGCAGGATGAACCTCCCAAACTCCAACTACAGTATCTAAAAGATAATTTAAATATCCTTCACATACAATTTGATTTATAAACTTACCAGCTGAATCCATAGATTTTTTTATATCTAAAACTCTTCCCTCATAAATTTTAATTTCTGAAAAATCATCATTTATTTTAAAAACTTCAAGCTTATCAATAAATCTATTTAATTTATTAAAATAATTAGAAAAATAAGATATTGAAAATTCTAATAAAACTGCTTTATTTTCTTCAAAAGTTATTACTGGAGCTGTTACATTATCTATTGCAATATCTGAATTTTTTAAACGTATTTCAAATATAAAAATCACTCCTTTTTAAAATTTAAGGCAATAAAAAAAGAACCCTTAAAGTTCTAAAATTATTGCCTATTTTATTATTGTTCTTATTTTGGAGTTACTTGTGTATTTTGTTCTGGTGTAACTGGTTGAGTTACTGATGATGATGTAGGTTCTTTTACTTCAAAATCAATGCCTGTTATTTCTTTAAACTCACTTGGAGTTATTCCATTAGCAGTAGTGTAATTTCCTTCTTCTACTACTGCTTGTCTTAGTTGTGCTTCATCAGTCCAACCGTTATCCCACATCATTTTATAAAATTCGTAACTTGCACTATGTTTTTCCACTTCAAATTCCTTCTTTCTTCTATTTATTATTTATTTTCAAGCTTCATTAATTGAAGTTTGTTATTCATTATTGTTTGCATCATAATTTTAATTTGATTATCTTTTTGTAGACTAATAAGTTTATTTTCCATAACTTGCTTACTTAATACTTTAATTTGATTATCTTTTTGTGTGTTAGCAATTTTAGTAGCTGCTAATTCTTTAACTATATCTGCTGTTGATACAAAATTAACTTTATTTGTTGATGTATCAGGAATATAATTCATTCCTGTTATTTCTTGGAATTCATCTTGTGTAATTTCTCCATTTATACCAGTCATTTGAGCTAAAGTATAAATATCAACTTGCTTTCTTTCAAAAGCTTCTTTCCAAAAATTAAAATTTTTACTGTGCATATTATCACTCCTTTTAACTTAAAAATCTCATGGCATCACCTATTTTCATTAAAGTAAAAATAGTATCTCCATTTTCATTACCTGTAATCCAAAAGTCCTGACCTTTTGGCAGCCAAACCCTCACATCTTGATTACATAAACCACTTCTTCTAAAAACTATATGTGCGAGTGGGTCGCCTGAAGCTACATAGAAATATACTTTCCCACCTGCTGGAATTGCTGAATGGTCTATGTGTGTTATATCTGCAACGTGTTGTCCATCAAGATAATAAGCTTTGTTAGGTTGTAACGTTAATGATGTAGCACCACTTATATACTCCATTTGTACGTTCCTATTTACCCAGTTATAAAGGTCATTTATTGATGAACTGTTACTTGCAATTTGACTTGTTAGCCTATCTATATCTTTTAATGTAGCACCTATATAAGTCCAATCTGTCCAACCTGTACTATTTTTCATTCTCATTACTGGTGTTCTATGACCAACTGTTCCCGATTGGTGAGGATAGTATATTTGTAATATTCTATGTTCTTCAGCTACTCCGCTTTCATATACATTCAGTAATCCAAAACCATAAATTCCATTATCTAAAGTCAAAGGACTATTTTTAGTAAAAGGATTTATGGCTTGAACTTTATAACATCCCATGCTAGTCATACCATTAAAATCATCACCTTGACCAATTGGTCCACATCCAAGAAATTCAGGTCTCCAATCTGACCATTGCCCATTCGAATCTGATGTGTAATTTCTGATCCATTTTCTTGTTTGATAAAATGGATATGTTTGTCTAAATTCTTGTTGTATTCTACCATCATTCCCATAGTTAACAACTTCAAATACTATTGCACTTCCTTTTTCTAAATCTCCTAAAGGAGTATTCTTAAATCCATCTAGCCCTGTGTCCCACAAGAAACTTGAATTAGGTTGAATAAATGAATTACAATTGTGATCTACTGGTGCATTATCTATTGAAGCTTTTTCTAATTTGTTTTTAATATCCGTATTAGATAAACTATAGTCAGTAGCTATTGTTCCTTTTTCTAATTTAAGACCATCTATCGTTAACCATGCAAAAGCAGTACACCTAAACCCGAACCTTACTTCTATATTTTTTATATTTGCTGGTGTAGTAAATGTTTTTACATATTTAAACCAGTTTTCTCCATGACTTGCTAAATCAACATCCATATATAAATTTTCTTGAGTTCCATCATTTTTATTAAAATATAAAAAGCAACTTGAACTTATATCTCCTGCAGCATGTAAGCTCATATAATTAAATGATATTGTATAGGTTGTATTAGGCTGAATTATTTTATCATTCGTCCTAAATAATGATGTATAAGTATCACCAAAACTATCACCTGCGCTTTGAAGACCTATTAATTTTTCATTATAGATGGATGTTTGTCTTTGGAATGTTTTATCAACAATAAGTTGAATATTTGGGGTATTATAAAACATTTGAATCGGATTAGCTAAATCTGTATTATCTAATAAGTTTGTTCCACCGAAATTTTTGATTCTATCCTGTTTATCAAAAGGTGATGGACACCAATCGGTAGCCATAGTTCCTTTTTCAAGCTTGATTTTCGAAACATAAGCTTTATTATTATCGCTTACCCCACTACACTCTATCCTTAAACTTCCTGTACTTAAAGTTGGAGTAAATGTAAATACATATCTTTTCCATTCTGTTGTTAATTTTTTCATTCCCCATGCTGTCATGTTGTCAGCTAATGAAAAATAAATGTTTGCTCCTTCCTTATCAGCTTTTGCATAGCAAGATATAGTATAAGTTCTTCCAACTTCATAATTTACATCTTGGTAAAAATAATTCCAATCGTACCATAAAACTTCAACAGCGCAACCTTGAAATAAATTAGTTCTATCTATTTTTGCATCAACACCATTTTCACCTAAAATCCAGCCATAATCAAAATTTTGTGTACCAGTTAATATGTTAGTTCCACCGATTTGATTAGCCGTAACATTCGTAACTGCTTGATTGACTTTATTAGTTAAATCATTTATCGCTTGACTTGTTCTATTTTCTGAATTTGTAGCAGTTGAATTAGCATTATTTGCAGCATTATTTGCATTATTAGTAGCTTCAGTAGAATTATTTTTCAATGAATTAAACTCATTTTTCATTGAATCAAATTCATTAATTCTATTAGTTTCATTAGATTTTCGTTCGTTTTCATCTTGAACTCTAATTGATTCAGCTTGATTTATTTCATTTTTGAAATTTTGAATATCTGTAGAAGTATCATTAACATGTTTTGTATTTGCTTCAACTTCAGTATTAATAGCTTCAATACCATCTGCTAATGATCCTCTAACCTCTTTACCATATACAGCGTGTCTTATCTTATCTGTATATTGACTTATATCAGCCATTATATTAACTCCTTTCTAAAATTAATATTTATAGTTCCATTACCATTAACCAAAATATTATTTACTCCATTTTTGAGCTTTAATTTTTTTATATTATTAATTCCTGCTTTTAAATTAAAGGTAATTCCATTAATAATTAAATTCATATCTGAACTACATTCTATAGTTGGAGAAACACTAACACCACGATTTACAATCTCTATATTTAATGAATTATTTATAGTATAAGAAGTGTATTCAGTAACATCTAAATTAAAGTTGAATGTGTCCCAAATATCTTCACCATAATTTAATAATCTAAAAGGATAACAATTAAATGTTAATGATAATTTTCCAGTTCTTCGAAGAAGTTCAAGGCTTGAAATATTATTTACTTTTCCAACAAAAAAGCCATCAATACCATCTATAACTATTTCAGAATTTAAAGTATTTAAAAGCCATGTTTGTATATCACTTAATGAATTGAATAAAGCTATATTATCTGTACTTTTGTAAAAAAGAGTTATATCAATATTTCTATTGTTATAAAGTCTTTCTCCAAAATTAATGACCCTATCAAAATTGATAGAGCCATTTACATAAGGAATATTTTCTTCAAAAGTTTTTGGAGTTGGGGCATGAATATAAAATTTTTCTATATATAATCCAAAATCATCAAAGCTGTTTTTATTATTAAAGTGTAATTGTCTATTCCCTACCACCACGCATTCTCCTTTCTAACCTTTGCTTTTTGCCATTTATTTTGTCAGTCATATTAGCTAAGACATGTCCATCTAAATTAACTGAAAGATTTAAATTAATATCATTAGTATTATTAAAATCTTTATTGTTAATTATAGAATCAATAAGCCCTTGAGCTGTTTGTTTAGCAGTTTCTAAAACCATTTGTTCTGACATTTCATGATTATAAATTCTAGTTCCTGAGGGTAAATCATAAAGTTCTTCACCTCTTTCATGAAGGGTAGTAAATCCACCTTTAAAATGTGAATTTCCAGTCCAGTTATGAGGCATTGAATTAGCAGTTTGTGATAATGCATTTCCTAGAACTTCAAAAGATTTTTTAATAGGGTGCCAATTATCCCACCAGTTCGCTAACTTTTGCCATCTTGATAATATATCTCCAGTAGTAGTATCTACATTAGATTTAATTGAACTATTCATATTAGTTATTTTATCAACCGCTTGATTTCGAGTTTCCTCTGCTGCATGTACTGTTTCATCACGTTGCCTTTTAGCATCTGCTATAAGTTTATCAGCTTGATCTGCACTAATAACTTTAGACTCATCCCTCATTCTTATAATTTCAGCTATTCTTTTATCACATTCTTGATTAGCTGCATTAATAGAATCATCTCTTAATTTATTAAGTTGTTTAATCCTATCACTAGCCATTTGTGCTGTTATATTTTTAGAATTATCACTCATTCTTTCTAATATAACTTTAGATTGTACTTCATTTTCTGAAAGAGTTTTAACGGCTTGTTCTTTCATTTTATTTTGTAAATCCTCAATAGTCTTAGCTTCATCATTAGTTATTTGTCTATGCTGGTCCGCTGCTTTTTTAATAATTTCAGTTATTTTACTTTGTATCTCATTTACGTTATCTTTCTTTTTATTCCAAAAATCAGTAGTCTTTTTTAAAATATCTGCTTCTTCTTTACTACTTAAAACATTACTTTTAGCAAAAAAAGCTTTTTGACTATTCAATTCCTCATCTCTTTTTTTATCATTACCAGCTTTTATTTTATCTCCCATCTCTTTATATAATTTTTGCATTTGAGTAGATTGATTTTTAGTTAATGCCACTGATTGATTAAGTGTATCAGTAAAATTTTTAATTGTTTCTTTTCTTTGTTTATCTGTTAATCCTTTTGTTGCATTAACCATTTGAGTATATTTAGATATTATTTCATTTTTATTTTTTTCAGTTAGAACTCCAGTATCACTAACTAACTTTTGAAAATCTACAACCATATTATTACGTTGTTCTTCAGATAAATTACTAGATTTTTTGCTCATATCAGTAAAATTTTTAATAACCTTGTTTTTAGCTTCATTTGTAAATTTATCTGAATTCATTCTTAAATCCATTAATGAATCACTAGCTTTTTTATCTAAACTTAAATAAGCTCCAACAGCATTTTTAGTACTTTCACTTATTTTAATAGTATCTGTTTGAACTTGAGCTGTCATAACTCCATGTGCTGTAGTAATTTGTTGAGATGAATATACAGCTTTATCTGCAAATAAATCTACTGCTGGTGTAGCACTTGAATTTAAATATTCAGCTGTTTTATATCCTGCGTATCCAAGACCTGCAACTGCTGCTACTCCTGCAGTTATAGGCAAAGCTAACCCAGCAACTGTGGCACCAAATCCAGTAACCGCTGCTCCAGCTCCAGCAGTAGTTGCTCCAGCAACTTCAGCAGCTCCACCAACACTAAAAAGTGTTTTTGCAAAATCAGTAGCAGTTTCTGCCGCCTTTAGAGCTTTAAACTTTCCTACCATTTTTACTAGACCACCAACACCATTTGTTGCTACCCCTAGCCCTTTAGTTGCTGCAGTAAGCCCTATAAACCCTAATGCTAAATCTCCAATAAGTTTTAATTGACCTGGTGTTAATTTATTTAAAGCATCTGCAAAATTACTAACAATATCAATTCCTCTAGTAACAATAGGTTCTAATGCTGTTCCTAATTTAATTCCATCATTTTTTAACTTATTTATACTTACTCTAAGCTTATATTCTGATGTATTACTCATTTTTTCAAATGCTTTTTCAGTAGATCCTGATGAATTATTCATTTGCTTTAGAATATCATTAAAATCTTTTCCACCATTGCTAGCTAAAGCAAGAGCACCAGTAACAGACCTAATATTACCAAACATATCGCCTAGTTTCACATTATTTTTCTTAGCATAACCTTGCAAAATGTTTAAAACATCACTAACAGTTTTACCTTTTTTTATTAATCCTTCAAAACCTTCTCCAGTTAATTTTTTTAAGATTTTATCTGATTTACTACCAGTTTTATTTAACTCAGATAACATAGCTTTATAGTTCGTTATAGCTTCACTAGTCTGTATACCTTGTTTAGTCATTAATGCTAATCCAGCACCAACTTGATTTAATTGAACTCCACTTTCTTTTGCAACTGGTATTAAAAGCCCTATGTTTTGTGATAACTGACCAACTGTTGTTTTACCTATATTTTGAGTTGCTATAAGAATATCACTATCTTTTGTTACATCATCGACAGTTTGTCCATATGCATTATAAATAGATGTTAAAACATCAATAGTCTGAGCTGATGTTGCAAAACCCGCAGTCGCTAAGTCAGTAGCCTTTTTAACAAATCCTACTGAATCAGCTGTTTTTTGTCCAGCTGACATTGCATCATATGCATCATTTGCTATATCTTTAGCACTTATACCAGTTTGAGTTGATAAGTTTAAAACTTGCTCTCTTAATTTACTTATCGGTTCTTCTGATTCATCTGCGATTGTACTCATTTTTGATACAGATGTACCAAAGTCCATAGATGCTTTTATAGAAGCAATACCGGCAATCTCTAATGGCACTGCAGCTTTCATCATTGAATTAGCTGCAGAATCAAATTTACTACCTAATTTCTGTATGTCTTCTCCTGTTTTCTTTAACTTTCTTGAAGCTTCAGAGAGTCCCCCTTCACGTTTTAAACTATCATTAAATCTTTTATTTGCAACTACAGTTCTATTTAAATCTGCTTCAGCATTCTTTAAAGTAGTTTGATAACCTTGAATTCTTTTAGCATTATTTTCTATTGATGAATCAACTTTATTATATTGTTCTTTAAGTTCTTTTAATTTTTTCTCAGAATCAGTAACAGCTTGATTATTTTTACCATAGGTTTTTTTAAGTTTTTCTAGATTAGACTCTTCTTTTTGTATGGCTTTATTTAATTTTTCTCTTTCAGATACATTTTTGTTAAGAGTTGTATTTGCTTTTTCTATATTTTCTTTATAAACAGCAATTTTTCTAGATTGTAATTCAATTTGTCTTTGTAAAGCTGCTTGAACTCTTTCTACATTCTGCGTTGTTCTTCCAAATGCTTCAAGACCTGAACTAGCGGCTTTAAATTCTGATTTTGTATTTTTTAATTCTGAATTTACTCCTCTAAGTGTACTAGAATAACCTGAATCATCTAGTACCATCTTAGCCGTTATTCTTTTTTCTAAATCACTCATTTCTTCTCCTTTTTATAAGAAAGGTACTTGTTCTATTGGAATAACTTTTTGAACATATTCACATTCCGTAGAATCATCATTTATTAAAGAATGGAGTTCCTCAAGTAAGTCTACAATTTCTCTAAAAGTAGAATCGAGGAACTCTTGTCTTGTAAAATTTAATTCTTTTTTAGCAATTAAAAAAAGCCTATTAAAGTTAAAAGGCTTTTCATTTAAATCTATTTTTTTTTAATTTCTTTTTCCTCATGTTCTTGTTCTTCATCAATTTTCTTAATTCCTATATACTCATAATAAATTTCTGTCGCTAAAGTAACAACTTCTTGTGTTAATTGCTGTGGCTCTAATTTATCAACCAATTCTTCTATTGTTAAAGGTTCTTTTCTTTCAGATATACAAGAACATTCTAAAACTCTTAAAGAATTATTATATAGTTCTTTTCCATACATGACTCCATTTATAACAAGCCCAAAATTTTCATACTTGGCATCTATATCTAATATAGTTTTATTAGTCATCTTAAAACTTAATATTTCACCTTTTAAGTCTAAAGTTAACATATTTTACACCTTCCTTTTTATTGTGTTACTTTATTATCTGTTTGCTCTTCTAGTTCTTCTGCTAATGTAACTTGGTTAAAGAAATTCTTTAAAAATTCTTGAGTAACATTAGGAGAGTCTGAGCTTACTTTATATTGCCACTTCCCATTTATTAAAGGTCTAAAACTAGCTTGTATTTGTTTAGATTGATAATTTGTCTTTCCTTCTTGATCTTTAATAGTTTCATCTCCTAAACCACAAGTACCAGCATATAAAATGCCATATTGTTTAACCCCTTGTGCTTTATCTGCTTCATATAAAAAAGCTACTGTAGGAGCTATATCATTACCATTTCTTATGAAACCTCCTGTTTTAGCTAATTTATGACCCATTAGATAGCATTCATCTTCATCAGTTAAATCAGTTATATTTATAGTAACAGTAATATCTTCTAATGTTTGTTCAGTTAAAACTTTCCTTCCTTCATGATAATAATCGTCACTATTTTGTTTTGGTTTTATTCCAAGTTGTTTAACTCCCTCTAGGTATCGAGGAGTATCAAAATCTATTTTTTCTAAAGTTTCTGTTTTTAAATGTGCTGCATATAATTTTGATATATTTACTACTGGTAAAATCTTTTGATTTTCTGACATTTTAAAATTCCTTCTTTCTTTATAAAATTAATAAGGTAATGAAATATTAAATCTCATTACCTTATGATATAATCCTGTTTTATTTTCATATAAATCTATTGCTTGATCTCTACAATATCCTGCATTAATCAATACAGATTTAATCTCATTTTCTAATTCTGAATAATTTCCTAAGCTAAAGATATCTACCTGAACTGTATATTTAGTATAATTTTCTTTTCCTTCTGAATATTCAGCTCCAGTTTCACTAATAACCATATATTCTATATAAGGAGCAATAGGATTATTGGCATGTATAAAATGTACTTTTTTATCTCCAGTTAAATTTAATACAGAATCAGTTTTTAATGTATTCAATAAATGCTGTTTTATATTCATTTTTTACCTCATTTTAGTTAAAATAACTTCTGCCATTTCACTCACTGCTTTCTCTGAATTAGAGTCTACACTTCTTTCAAAGTAACCTACATGGGCTTTTTGTTCACTAGTCCCAAACTCTTGAAATACATCATAAAAAGCTTTAGACCTAGCTACCCCTTCCATTGCTAAATCTTTTTCTCTTACTGTAACTTTTATTTCAGATAATTTTTTATTTTTCCCTTTTGGAGTGTCTTTCTCTAAACCATCAGCAATAACTGTAATACCTCTTTTAACAGCTTTTCTTCTATCAGATTGACTGAGAACCATATTTCCTAAAAGTTTTTCAAAGTCTTCGATTCCTTCAAGCTCTATACTCATAAATAATTGCCTCATAAAAAAAAGAGCTTAATTAATAAGCTCTTTTACTTTCTTTATTATTTAAAAATGCTAATATTGTTGCTACTAAAAATAGTATAGTTACAACCATTTCTACACTAAAGTATAGTCCAGTAGAACTATTAGAGATTAGATTGAAAGCAGCTATTAAATTTAAAATAAATGCAATAATTAACATAAACTTTCTATTAATACATCCCCCAATTAGTCCTATAATACTAGAAAGCACCGCTACTACTCCGCATAAAATTTCTTGAGTTCCAAAAATATCAGTTACTTTTGAATTCAAACCTAATATAAATAAAACTGTTCCCATAAGTATTCCTATAATACCTCCAATTAACCCTAGTATAAAAATTGATTTTTCAATTTATATTTCCCCCTATATTTAATATAATTAAATATTAACATAAAAAAGAAATATTTTCTAATTTATTAATTTTGCTGTTATATCATATTCAGAATGCAAATCTTTATAATCATCTAAGTCAATTATATTCCATTCTCTTCCTTGATAAAAAAGTTTTAGTTTTTTAGTCATTCCCGGTTTATCTATTTCAACTATTTTATTACAATATCTAGTTGTAAATGAAATAATCTCTTCAGTATTATCTGCATTAGAATTTATAAATTCTTTTCCTATACTATTTTTCTTAAAGCACCAACAAGTTAAATACTTATCCCATTTTTCTATTGTAAACCCCTCATTATCTTGAGAACTATCATTTAAAATTAAAATATCTACTTTCAAATTATAAGTTTTTCTTAAATTGTTAGTTAATTGTTTTTCATTTAATATCATAATTAACCTCTGTTACTAAGTTTTTTATCTGCAAAGCGATCAATTCTCTGTTAAAATTAATTTCAAATAATTCTCTAGCGTTATTATAGTCGTATCTACAACATTCTAAAAGAATACTTTTGTTAAAAGGCATAGTATAATCAATACTACGCCCTGCTATATAATTTAAATATTCTTTACTTGAATTTATAATGTGATTCAATAATTCGTCTTGATCTTCCCAAGTTATATTTAATTTAAGTTTTAAATCTTCTAAAATATTATTCATTATTGTTTGTTAGATGTTTTTTTACTAGAAGGTCCGTTTGAATTTAAACTTGAAATATCAAAGACTATAAATGAATCTGCATCTTGTGGTCTACCATTAGCATATTGTTTTACTAAATATGTTCTTTCATCTTCTAAGAATTTATATTCATCAGATGCTGTTATTTCTGAGTTTGAGCCAACTCCCATAAAATAATCTTTAGCTACTCCAGCTATCATTTTCCCTTGTGGAACTGCTACTGATTGAACTATATCTCCTGGTATTGGTAAAACTCCATATACATAAGTACCATTTTGAGTTAAGAAAGTAGTAGCCCCAAATATTTTTTGCCAGTAGTCTAAAGGATTAACAATCAGTAAAACATTTGGAACTGCTCTTGTCCCATTTTTAGTAAGTGGAGCCATTACATTAGTTCCTAAAGTATTAGGTTCTAAATCTGTTAATGTAACTGGTGCTTTATCAGGATATACTCCTTGAACTACAGCTCCATTTAAGTCTTTCATCATACCTATTGGTTGGTCTGCTCCAGTACCAGCAACGATACCTAACTCTAAAGCCATTGACAATGATTCACTTAAAACAGTTCTTACATATTTATCTAACCATTGTGCCCCTAAATCTAACATACCTTTCGAAACTGGCATAAAAGCTGATAGTTTATATAGTTTAGTTTCAACTTTTCCAAATGCTCCTTCAAGTTCTTTTTTTACTGGATCAGTTAATTTACCCCACCAAGCTGCTGCAACTGAACTTTTTCTTACTATCCATTCTGTAACAGCAGTAGTATTTTGAAATGTTATTTTGCTTAAAAGTGGATGATTCTGAACTAAATCCTCAAACACTCTATCAAAAATAGTATTTGGCATAGTTACATCTAAATCAGTAAATCCTCTTTTTTCTATTACTTTTGAATAATAATTTCTTTCCTCTGTAGTTAATACATTTAAACCTCTTTTATTTAATATTTCTCTATCATTTATTTCTTTATTAATTAATGATCTAGCTTCTGATTTAGCTTCAGCTAATATATTTGCTTCTATTGCTTCAGCCATTCTCACCATTGCTTCCGATACTTTTGTTTCATCATTTTCTTTTAATGCTGTAGCTAATTGATTTCTTAATTCATCATTTTGTATTTTTGTATTATCTAAATTTTTAATTGTCATTTCTATACCTTCCTTCTTTTTTTATTAATTAAAAGCATTAAAAAAAGCTGAAATAAATTCAGCATTTCTTTTAAAAATTTCTTCTTCTTTATTTTCAGGTTCATTTTTATTTTCATCTTGTTTTCTAGCTTCAATTTCTTTATTTCTCATTTCTTTAATTGATTCGATTTGTGTTTTACTTCTTGCTGCGGCTATTGTTGTATCTGAGTATGCTGGAATTGGAGTAGCTGTAATTTCTAATAATTCTACTTCTGTTATATTTCTATAGAAATTATAATCATCATCCCAATTACATTCTTGATTAACTATGTTAAATCCAAAACTACACCCTTTAATAAGTCCTAATCTTACATTTTCTAAAAGGTCGTTTCCATCAACAGTATTTGGAACTTCTAAAGCAAATGCTAATCCAGTGTCATCTTGAGATAATGTTAAATTAGAATTTGTTCTTCCTACAACTTTATTCCAATCGTGATTAATAAGCATAAATTTATCATTTCCATCTGCTAAAGTTTTTGTGAAAGCTCCTGGTGAAATTTTTTCAAAAAATATATCTCCCCATCTATCATAAAGTTGAGTATAGTTTTCTCCAAAAACTGCTGCATAACCTGAAATAGTTCTATTTTCAATATCTGAATTTCTAATTTGTAGAGCCATTGTTCTCTGTTCCATCTATCTCTCCTCCTCCCATATCAACTATTGATTGATAATTTTTAGTAACATAATGTTTATTAGCCCACTCCTCATTTATAGGTTCTCTACCTAAAAGCTCTAAGTTATCATTTATTGTATTTACACCAGCTCTAAATAATACATCAGCTGCATTTGATAGAGTAGTTATATTAACATTAGCTATTTTACTAGTATCAATTTTTAAAAATGTACCTGCTAAAACATTATTTTTCTTATAATATTTTCTATTGATTTCATTTTTAATTATTTTAGCTATAGGATTTACTGTAAACATTAAAAAGTTATTTGTTTGATGTTCTGCATCAACAATATCTCCTTTAAAAACTCCTTTTGGAACATGTATTGCTATTGAAGCAAACTCAAAAATATCATCTATTATAGCTTTAATATCTCTAGATGTACTGCTTTGTTTTACTCCTGTTAACTTGCTTAAAGGTTCATATTTATATCCATTTTGTAGAGGTAAAACCGCATTATTAGAATTAAAAAACGTCTTAAAATCATTATTCATTAATTTATCAAATGCTTCTCTAATTGGTCCATTTAGTGGAACTGTACCATTTACATGAAGTATCCCCTTTTCTGCATTTAACCTAGAATATGCATCCATAGCAACGCCTAAAACATTACTATAGTCTTTATATAAACTATCTAATAAAGCTTTAATATTTCCATTATTCAACTTAAAATAAAAAACATCACTTTCTTGAAATGTATCTGTCAATGGATAACCTCTAACAACTACATTTGTATAAGTATCAGGATAAAAAACTTTTTCATTATGAGTAAAATAGTCTGCTACATAAAATCCTCCTTGCAGTTGAACTATTAAACATTCATTTGTATAAATTAAATTGGTTATAGCTTGACTCCAAAATTCACTTGCATTTTGATTAACATTAGGTTCTATATTAAAAGCATAATAACTATTTTCTTTTACTTTTTCTCCTGATCTATACGTATCAAATTCGCTCATGCATAAAGCATTTGTTATTAAAGAAATACAAGTTTGAATAGCAAACTCTTTATACAAAATACTTGCTTCAATTACTGGATTAGAAGTTGTACTAAAACCATCCATTTCTTTAAAAAATATATTTTGAAAAAAATTTCTAAGTCCCAAGTAATCACCCCCTTTCTAATAAGTTACACATCCAATATTATTTACTATTTCTGCTGCCTCATAATATAATTGTGGAATTTTTTCATCCTCTGTAAGAGCATGTAAAAAAGCAAAAAAGCCATCTGTTTTTCTCAACATAGGCTCTATCTTTTTATAACTTTTATTTTCTTTTTTATCTATATCCACATAAACATTATTTGTATACCAACGCATCATCATATCATCACCATAAATAATATTATGCTTTGCAAAAAGTTGTTCTATTAAAGGAGCTAACTTATTATGGGTAGCATAACCATTCCCTACATCTTCTAAAGGCAATCCAGCTTCATTAAATGCACTTTTTAATAAGGATTTTCTATATCTATCAGCTTTTATATTTAAAATATTATATGTACCCGATTTTTCTATAAACCAATCAACTATATATTTAGGTTCAATAGTCTCATCATTTATAATAGTACATAAACCTTTACTCTCAGCTAATTCGATATCAAATTTAAATTTTCTTCCCGGCATATTTAACGCCTTTCTACAAATAAAGCTATGATGTATCCAAATTCTTTTTTCGCCATACTTAAATAAAAGACCTACCCCTACAAAATCTTTTACACTTGCATAGTCAACTCCACCAATACAAGGAAATCCAACTAATTCAGGAATCTCTTGATTAGTAGCTTTTATTTCTTCCCAAGGTGCTACAGCTGTATAAGCTGCTTGTGCTGGTCTATTCATTCTTTTTGTCATAAATGTAATAGCAGTTTGGGGTTCTCTTTCCATTGAGTCATATTCTTCTTCCATTTCAAGCCTTAAATTTTTAAAATATTTAAGACTTGGATTAGCTTTATGCCAGTTCTTTTTATCGTGGACTTCTTCATCTGAATCTAAAGAGCATAAAAAAGGGTACATTCTACTTTTAGTATTCTCACCTTTTAATATTCCATCTGCTATTTCTAAATAATCATCAAGAACTCCACCTCTAACTTTTCCATTAGTAGTTATCATAAAAGTTCTTGAATGTTTTTTCTTTCCCAAAGCTGTTTTAAAAACATTTATATTTTCATAGTTTTCATACTCATGCATTTCATCAAAAATTATACATGCAGGTCTTAAACCATCTTTAGTTTTTGCATTAGAAGTCCTATATCTTATATAACTTCTAGTTTTTTTATAGACTATTTGCTCTTTAGTATAATAAAAAGCTTTTTTTAATTTTTTATCATCATCTATAGCCTCATAGACATCTTCAAAAGAAGTTTTTGCTTGATCCTCACAATTTGCAACAATGTCTACATTGTACTTTTGTATTCCATGAAAGTGAGTTGTTAAATACCATGCTAATCCTGATATAAATCCATTCTTTCCATTTCCTCTTCCCATCATTATTAAGAAAGATGTAAATACTAATGTATCATCATCATAATAACAATGAACTAAAGCAATTATATATTTTTCCCAATCTAATAATTTGAATTTAAAGTATTGCTCTATTTTAGTTATAGCTAACTCTATTTTTTCATGATCAATTATTATATTTGATTGTGATAATTTTCTTTCTACTAGCTCAAATGATTTTTTTACATTTTCACAAGCTAATATTTTTCCTTTTCTAACGCCCTCAATGTATTCATCAATATATTTATTAAATTTCAATGTCTTCATCATTATCCTTTAGAATAATTGGTTTTAAATTTAATTCATTTAGTATTTTTAACATTTGAGCATTTGTTTTTAAAAGTTCGGATATACTTTCATTTTTCTTATATCCACTTTGAACTTTTCCATTAGACCAAGGAACTGAAACACCACGTTTTTCTATATCTGCTATTAACTTATTTTTTATTTTCCATAAACTCATATAATCATTGAGCAAATCTTTATAATGGAGTTCAATAGAATTATTTTCTTTAAGTTCTTCAAGCTGATTTAAAAGTGAATCCTTAATCAAAATATAGTTTTTTTCTTCTATTTTCTTTTTAGTCCACTTACCTCTATTAGCCCATCCTTTTACAGTTGCCAAAGTTACTTTATGTTTCTCAGCAATCTCTTTATATTTCATACCTTTAACGTAATCTGTAAAAGCTAAATCTCTTTTTTCCATTCCCAACACACCTCCTTTTCTAAATATTTTTTTCATAGCCACCCCCCACTCATGTGAAAAAATCAATTTTTTTGTTTTGTCGGTACGAACCCGTCGACCGACAGGCTTTAGAATTTTCACCAAAAAATTTTTAGGGGGGGCTTCCTTTTCCCCTTACCATCTTTCTTCTATCTGTATTTTTTTATGATTAATACAATTAAATCCCTTATCATGTACTTTATTGTGGCATGTATTACATAAGCTTATAAGATTGTCATTATCAAATGCTAATAAAGGATTATATTTTAGTTCTTTTATATGATGTACACATTGAGCTTTACTATATAAACCTTTAGCTTTACAATGTTGACATTCATAATTATCTCTTTCTAATATTTCCTTACGCTTCATTTTCCATTTGTAAGTTTTATAAAATTTATTTATTTCAGGATCTCTTTTATATTTATCAAATTTAGATTTCATAATCATTTTATATAAAATATCACTCCTTTATTTTTTATAAAACAAAAGAACCTAGCTTATTAATAAGCTAAGTTCTTTTGCTAAATAAATAAATCTTTTAAAATTATAAGGTTGACTTTACAATGTAATCCATGCTGTGTATGTCGGAATATCTTACACTACATATTATAATACGTCTTTTAAGTAAAAACTTGCATTTGTTTGCAAAAGTTTGCACGATTTCAAGTTATATAAAATTTTCATCTAATACATTTATTAATTCATTTCTATTACGCTTAGTATATATAACTGTTGTTTTTATATCTTCATGACCTAAATAGGTTGCAATAACATCAAGACTTATTCCTTTGTCTGCAAGTCTTTTACCGAATAAATGTCTAAGTGCATGTGGATGTGCTTTATCTTTTCTTATTCTTGCTTTCTTTGCATACTTGAGAAGTATTTTATTTATACTTTGCCTTTTAAGTGCTCCTTTTCTTCCAGTAAATAATTTATTCCTGCTACTTTTAATTCTATAATTTTCTATATAATCTTTAAGTATTTCTTTTAATCTATATGATAAAAACACTTCTCTATATTTCCCCTTTTTACCTTTAACTAATATAACATCATCTTTAATAATATCAGTTGTTAGGCTTAAAGCTTCACTTACCCTTAATCCCGTATTTGCTAATAGTATTATTATTGCTCTATCCCTTTTATCTGTTACAACATCTAGCATTCTTCTATAATCTGATTCGCTAATAACATTTGATATATATAATTTTTTCTGTTGTTTCAAATATTTCATTGAATAATCTATATTTATAAATCTTAAAAATTTATTTATTACTGTTATTTTAAGGTTAATAGTTGAAGGTTTATAATTTTTATTTTCTAAGCTGCTTATATAAGATTTAAAATTCTTTTTTATATTTTTAGGATCTTCTAAATCTTCTCCAATATTATATAAATAATTAATAAAATCCTTTATTATACTTTCGTACTTTTGTACTGTCTTTATATCTAAATCGTTCTCTATTTCACTTTCAATAAATTTCCCTAATTTATCATTCATGTTTAAACCTCCTTATTGATAAAATATCATTTTAGGCTACACTACTATAGTATTTTGTAACTCTTTAAATTTATTATAAAACTATACTATTTCTTTTAATTTCATCTTTTTGCATCTATTTTCTTTATAATATATTTTTTCTCAATTAGGAATGTAATTTTTCAATTTCCAGTACTTAATTTCCAGTAAAAAATAATAAAAAAAATAGAGCCTTTATTTCTAAAAGCTCTATCTCTCAATTAATTTTCTATACTGACTTTTTATATAACTTTATAACATTTTCGAATGTGTCATCAAAAAAATCATCTTTCAAATTACAAAATTCTATTATTTGCTCTTTTTCTAAATCTATCTCCATCAATAAAGTTTTTTTGGTTATTATATTGTTATCTATTAATAAAGATATTACATCATTTAATAATCTAGGTTCTTCTGGAATAATTCTATCATCTAATGGCTCTTTCTTTCTCCATCTATTATAGCTTAATCTTTTTTGAAAATATGTATATCTATCTTCGGATATTAAATTAAAATCCTTACATTTTCTAATAATAGCTTGCATAGATATTTTCCACTTTTCTTTTAATATTATAAATGTTTCAAAATTTAATGGTTGGTCTTGAATTTCATTGATAAAAATATCACTTGGATATATGAATTCCGATGCAAAAAAGTCTGCATCTAATTCAATGCTTTTCTCATAGCATTCATCATCTTCTATTGTATTGTGTAATATTAAATGCCCTAATTCGTGAGCTAAATCAAACCTAGTCCTAACGGCTGATTCTTTATTAGAGCTAACAAATATAATATTTCTTCCATTTACTTTTTTTGAAAATCCATCAGTCTTTTCTTGATCAATTAATTGTTTATTAATTATAAATCCATTTTTTTGAAGAATATACATTAAGTTATCTATAGGTTCCATTCCAAGTCCCCAATACTCCCTAAGCTTTTTGCTTACTTCTATTATTCTTTCTCTATTATAATTATATATTTCATCTCCTAATATTTCTGAAAAATCTGGTAAATTTAATGCAGGAAAATCTATATATTTTTCAAAATATTCTAAAATCTCTTCTTCCATTATTCTAATTTTTTCCCTAAAAGCTGCCTTAGTTTTTGAAGGGATGCTTTTTGTTCTAAAAAATATTACTCCTTTATCATCTACTTTACATTTTTCTTTACTAAAAAAGCTCAAAGGAAAGCCTAATACATTTGATAAATTTGAAATAACATTAATACTTAAATTCATCTTATTAGATTCATAATTAGAAATAGCCTGTCTAGTTACTTGTAATTTTTCTGCTAATTGAGATTGTGATAGTCCTCTATAAACTCTAGCTTGTTTTATACGTTCTCCATTAATATTATTATTAAACATAAATTCCTCCTAATCAGATAATCACAACTCTTCCTAAACTTATTTTATCCTAAGTAATTTCTTTAAAGATTTACCTTTTATATTATCTTCTGAAACTATCTCTGGCTCTTTAGAAGTTATTTTTTCTTCTGAGTTGATTATATTTTTATTAACACTTATTTCTAGTAAAATTTCTTTAGTATTTTCATTTAAGAAAATAAATTTAACAAACTCCAAAATACCTGCATTTGATATATGATATACTATTACTCCATAATAATTATATACAAAATTATTACTCTCCTCGTCAAATATAGTATCAATGCTTATTTGTGGATTTAATTTTCTATTTAACTTGCTATATTTTTTAATATAATCAGAATTATTTTTTAAAATATCCTTTGAATCTTTCAAAGATTTTATAGTAAACATTATATCTTTTAAATATATAACCGGAATACCTTGACTTAAAAATACATCCACTTTAACTCCGATTTTATTAAATTCTTTACTATTACAAATCATATCTCCAATTTTTTTAGCACGATCCATTCCTTTAGATGATTTATAACTATCTATTGGCTTTTTATTCTTTTTTCTATCTGACTCAAATTCTTTATTTCCTTCTTTCAAGCATCTTACTATTTCATATTGAAATTTTTCATCACTTACTTCTTTAATTAAATTATTACGAATTTTTTCTAAATTTTCCTTATTATCTATCATATATTTCTCCTATACACTTTTTGTATATAATTATATGATTTTATATCATTTTTGTCAACTAAACTATAAATATAGTATATTTTTAGCTTAATTTAATATTGTAATATTATTCTCTAATTTTTATTTGTTATACACACTTATTAAATACTTTCCTTACCTTATATAAAATATTAAATATTTTTTATAATTTCAATTTCATTAATCGTATTTTTATACATAAAAGTTAATTGCCAAGACTTAACTTCTTTTAATATAGTTTTAATCTTTCTACTTATAGTAGATTCAGACATATGTGTTTCTATTGCTATAGCTCTATTTGATTTACCATATTTATATTTAAGTTCTATAAGATTAATGTAATCTAATTTTAGAGAATATAAATTTCTTCTTATTTTAAAAGAATCTTCTTCTATTGAGTTTATTATATCTCTAATTCTTTCTATCTCTTTATTCTTTTCTATTTTTTTATTTTCTAATCTAAGGATTAACTTCATTAACTCTTTTTCTGCATTAGATTCTCCACTATTACTACTCTGAACCCTTTCACTAAAGGAACTAGATCCATAAGTTACTGGAATATTAAAATCACACTCTTTAATTCTTTTTTCTATGTTATTTATATCTCTGCTTAATCTTTCTATTTCTTTTTCATATGAACTTATTATTCTATCTTTCTTATAAAAGTTTTCTAACTTTTTTTCTAACTTCTCAACTTCATATTTTTTCATTTATTTCACCTACTTCATTAAAAGTTTTATTTTACTATCATCTATATACCCTTCTTTTTTATATTTTCTTAAAACTCTTAACATAGTTGAGTTTGCTAATTTCAAAGTATTACTTAATTGATTCATAGAAGCAGCTTTATTAAACTGTTTTATAACATAATTTCTAATTTCTTCTTCATTCCAATCTACTCTATAATTATCAGTTAATCCTAGTGAAACTCTAATACTATAAATATTCGTTTCACTTGTATTAAACTCTTTAGCAATTTCCTTATCAGTTTTATTCTTATAATACATTTTTGATAATTTATAATATTCTTCTTCTGTCCACTTTTTTCTCATTTTCTAACTCCACTTTGTTTTTTTCTTTATAGTCTCAAAATTTTCTGATTGATGGTATTGAGCTTGTTTTTCAATATATTTTTACTTAAAATATCATTCAATGTTACTATATCCATAATTTTCAATTCTCCTTTACTTAATATTTGCTACCTTATTTAAATCAACACTTGTCTTGCACGAAACTTGTCTAGTTAATCCATATTTATTTAGAAATATCTGATCTGTATATGCTGCAAAACTTAAAATATTATTATTAAGTGTAATTTCTATATTATTCTCTTTTGCTTGTTGTATTAGCTCATTAATTTTCTTTTTATAATAAATTGGATCATCTTTTCTTAAATTCATTTTTTATATCCTTCCTTATAATTTTAAAATCTATTAAATAGTCACCTTCTCATTTTCTAAATCTAATATATATTTTAAATTTAGAATTTTCCTTCTACTCTTCACAGCATATTCTGTTCTTTGAAGCTCTTTTGCAATTTCTTTAGTTGATAATCCTTTTCTAACCATATTAATTAATAAAATATCTTGATAATTAGTCCATTTTTTATATTTATTAGGCTTGTTATATTTATTCTGATTATTTCTTATTTCTTTTACCCATTGAGGCTCATTAGGAATTATATTTTTTTCAATTTTATAAAATTTTATAAGAGCCTTATGTTCTTTAGCAAACTTCCAAAAGTCCTCAATTTTTATTAAATTTAATCTTCCTGATTTTCTATATTTCAATCCTTTTTTCAGATAGTAATTAATCATTTTATTATCAACACCTATTGCTCTTGCTAAATCTGCCCCTGTATAAAGCCCAACATATTCAGATTTACTCCCAAAAAGTCTTTGCCCTTTTACCTTTACTGAATTTTCTGTTCTATCTAGTTTTTTTGCTATATTACTTATAGAACTTCTTCCCCACATTTTACCCAGTATTTCAATTTCTTCTTCGTTCCAATATTTATTTTTCATAAAACCACCTTTATCATTTGAATATCATATGAGAATACTTATTTATAAAGTACCCTCATATTAAGTTTTATTTATGTTATTTAATTAACTTTCATAGCTGTTAGTTCTAATACTTTAATTCAGCTCCTTTATATCAATTATTATCTACCTGTATCAAAACTGGATTCTTCCAATCGGTAACATAATCCCAACATAAACAACCATTCTTATCTTTAATAATTGGATTGTATTTAGAATCTAATATGATACAATCTTCTGCATACTCATATTTTCCTATCCACCAACCGCTCTCAATTTTTGCCCCTTTAGTTCTTTGAAATCTTATTTTTTTTATAAACATTTAATTCATCTCCTCTATAACTTTAATAATCTTCACCTAAATAAGTATCATAATCGTCAGGATCCATTCCTTTATCTAAAATTACTTTTGCTCCAGCCGAATATATTTTAAATATCATTTCATTTAATCCATATAAACTACCTATTTTTATATTTTTAGTAATATCAATATCTCCTAAGTTAGTAGAATATATCTTACCTTCTTTATCTATAGCTATTTCGTAATCACATGAATATTTGCTTTTATCAGATTCTAAATCTAAATATATACGCTTATATCCATCTTCATCTCCATTTATGATTAATGTTAAATAGTCATCTTCTGCATACTCATATTTTTCTTTATAATCATCTGCTTTTAATTGCTCTATTATTTCTGACAATGTATATTCTTCTTTTACATCCATAAGCATTTTATCTATACACTCATTCAATTTATTTATTCCTTGAATTTCAATCATTTCTTTTACTTTTTTATTTACAGCTTGTACAACTAATGTGTTATATTGAGGGATATTTAAATCATCTAAATTTATATTTATATTTTCTTTTATATAATTTTCAATACCATCTCTTACTGGTCCTCTCCAAGTAAATACCTCTGAGATAACACTCTCTAAACATTTCTTTAAATTATCTTCTATTATCTTTTCTACAAAACCGTTCTTTTCTATTTCTATCATCTTTTCATTTATAATTTTATTTAAATCTATCATTTTAATTTTCTCCTTCTTATTTCCTTCTTATTTCTCTATAATGTTAGTAATATATTTAATAACTAAATTTACTGTTCCGTCACCATTTCTTACTACTTCAAATTTTGATGAATCTTTATATTCTTCATCATCTACATAAATATCTATTGAATTATCTATTTTTAATCTTGTTCTTTTAAGCTTTTTATTTGCCCAAGCTGTATCTACAGTTATTTTTTCTGGCACTGCTTGTGTCATAAACATTTTATAATTTTGAGCTTCATCAGGACTTAAAACTTCATCTGCAAAATTATTTATATCTATCGTTTCATCTTCACGTAATCTTTCTTTAACAGCATTACGAACTTTCATAGACTTATAAGGTTCTTCATAAAAGTTTTCTCTTATCCATTCTTCTGTAGCATTTACAAAACTCTTTGTCATATCCCTTTCATTTTCAACTATATTACATCCTAAAAAGTTATTTATAAAATAATTATATATATACTCATCATCCAAATTTTTTCTTATTTGTTTATCAAGTATCATAAGATTAAAATGATCATCTCTAATAGGTTTTATAAATGCAGCTTTATTTATTTTTTGTCCACTTCCTGGTAGTCCTGATGATAAAGGAACAATATCTATTCCTAGCTTTTCATTAATAAATTCAATATTATGCGTAAAATTTTTAACATAGTCTAATTTAAGTATCGCTATCATAGGTCCTTTATCTGTAACTATAGAAGCTACTATTAGGTCGCATGATGGTATATTAGTATTTCCATTCATTATTGAAAATAACTGTTTCGCAATTTCTTTAGAAAGATTTATAAGGTCATGATCTATTCCATTTAAATAATCTTTACATACTTCTTTAACTATACTTTTTTCATCGTTAAATACAGCATATTTTAAATTTTCATCCTTTAAACATTTCTCTATATGCTTAAAAATAAATTTATACCTGTCTTCTGTTAAATCTAATGAATATTCATTAAGTACTGGCTCATCACTATTATTATCTAATACATGAATAACAGCCTCATTTATATTAATATCATTTATATATTCCATGTTAATCAACTCCTTAAATATTTTTTCTTATGCTCTTTCTTTTTCTTCTAATTTTTCTATAAAAGTAATTATCTTAAGTGCTATACTAAGCCCTATTATCGTTATTAATACCATTTTTGCTATAGTCCATAACATTATTTATCTGCTCCTTTTAAAAGTTATAATCTTCTTCTATGACTTCATTAGCGTCCTTTAAAAAGCTGTCTTTAGTATCTTCAAAAGTTTTAATGCCTTTTTTTACATTTAATTTTCCTTCTTTAGTTTTAGTTCTTAGAATACCTTTTGCATATAAATAGTTTTTCCCTTTTTTAGATGCAATTTCTAAAGCATTTCTGACTTCTAATTCTCCAAATTCCTTAATATCTTTTTCTAAAGCATTAATTACATAATCGCTTAGAGTAAAACCTAGTTCATTAACAACATAATTATAAAATTCATCTGATAAAGATGACGACAATTGTTCTTTATTTTTTATCTTTATCTCTCTCTCTAGTTTTATCTCTTTCTTTATATCTTTCTCTCTCTCTATCTCTGGTGTACATTCGTCGTACATTTGTACACCATTATCATTTTTTTGTTCTAGATACAATTTTTCTTTATTTTTTTCATCTTTTATTCTTTTTCTATAAGCTTTTATCCTATCTGCTTCAGTGCTGCTTTTCCCTATATACGCTTGAATATCTAACATATATATTGCTCCGCTATCTAAAACTTCAATTAAACCTAGTTGTTGAAATATTACTAAAGCCTTTTCGACAACCGAATTTGAATGTCCAGTTATTGTAGCAATCATCTTGTCATCATATGGAATATGCTCTTTAAACATTAACCTACCTTCATTTTTTAATGATTTTAAATACATTTTCATTAAAATATCAGAGAATAAATATCCTTCATTCATAGCTTGTAATAATTTAATTTCTTCACTATCATAAAAATCTTCTTTAATTATCATATAATAATATTTTCTATTATCCGACATTGAAATATCTCCCTTTCTATTTACATATGAACTAAAATAATCTATACTCATATTAGGAATTAATTTAATTAATCCCTAAATACAGGTATTTTGATGTCACTTGCTTATTTATTAAGCAGGTGATTATTTATTTTTGTTTTTATTTCAAGCTTAGTTTCAGCAATTATTTTCTCTCTATATAGTTTTAATATTTTGAATGCTTTATCCTCACTTTGTTTATCTAATACTTGCATTAGCTCTTTAATTTCTATATCTCCCTTAGCATCACTTTCTAGCTTCTCCTTTAAAAATTCTGTAAAATTAGAAGCTTTGCACTTTCCTCCTGCTATTAATTCTTTATTTCCTAATCTAACTATTCTTTTGTTCATTTAATTTACTCCTTTAAATTTATTAACAGTTTATCTACATGTTATCAACAAGTTTGTCCACAAATTGTGTATTATTAAAATCTTATAGATTCCTTATATATCTTATCTTCAAATTTATCGTATAAAATCATTCCTTCACCATTCCAACCAGCAAATAAAAATCTTTTCTTAACTCCATTTATTCCTAGTTGCTTACTTACAGCTTCTGCTTCTTTTCTTTTTAATTTTCTTGGCTTCTTTTTCATTTTTAAATTACCCTTCTTTTCTTATATAATTAAATATTATGATTCTTTACTTTTGGATTAAATTATTTATTAATTATTTATAACCCCAAATTCTTCAATCAAATTCATATTTTTTAGCCCAATAACATACATTTCTCTTATCATTGTTTTCAACTTAATTATTTCTTTATTTTTCAATTTAAGTTCTCTCTCATATTTATTTTTAAGTCTTTGAACTTCGGGAGAACATCCGTATTTAAAATCCATTTTCCCAAATGACATAATATAATCCGGATCAAATAAACATGAATTGCTAGGTGTATTAGGACAACTTTTTATTTCTCCATTCATTACCCATTTATCAATTGTAGAAATATTTTTATTAAAATATTTAGCAACATCTTTTTTCGTCCATAATGGGATTATCTCTTTTTCCATATTCTCACTCCTTAATCTAATGATTTGAATTTAATTTGCTTATTAGCTAAATCTATTTCTTCTTGTAAATAAAATGGGGCTTCATACGTATATGCTAGTTCTATTGCTTTAGATAAATTTTTTCTTTTTATTGCTTTGTATTTTTTTACGTTGAATTGATCTTTGATATATTTCCATACATTTTTAAACACTCTAGCACTTAAACTTTTATCTTTGTATGCTGGACATCCATATCCGCCTAATGCTTTTGTCCCTACAGCTTTAACTACTGCTTGAAGTTCTTCAGGTTCACTACCTAACAACGGTAATTCTCCTTTAAATTCTTCAAAATCATTTCTTACTTCTTGTACTTCACCTTTAACTTCTTTTAATGCTTTAACTTGAAGCTCTAATAAATCTAAACTTGATTGAGGCTGAATAGCTTGTCCACTTTTTAATTTATTTTCACATTCTATGAAGTAATTTCTATATTCATGAGATTTATTAGTTCTTGCCATCATTGCTATATGCTTAGCAAATTCTAAAGTTATTGCAAAATCCATTGTTTCGTTACCTTCCTCTTTATGAGGAACCCCTAGCCAATCAATATTTTCCTTAAAAAAGTCATTATTTTGTATATTTATTGGATACCATCTTGACCAATTTTTCTTCCTTAACCCTAATCCTAGATATAATTCCTTTGCACTTACTATTTGATTTCCTTCTTCATTTACTTTTACATTAATTAAATTATTATTCATTTCCTTTCCTCCTCATATAAATACTCGCTAAATCAATATTTAATTTATCTGAATATCTTTTTAAAATCTTAGAACTTATTTTTCTTCCTGTTAAATGATGCGATAGTGTTCCTCTAGGCACATCTAAATATTCAGCAAACTCTCTTTGCGTCATTCCCCTCTTTAACATCTCGTACTCTAATATTCTTTTTATATCCATCTATCTCACCTTTCAATATTTTCTTCTGTTTATCTAAAAGTTCTTTTATTAATATATTCATCATTGCACCTCCTTTGCACAATCACATTGTACATTTAAGCGCATTTAAGCGCAAATTTAATTTTATTTATTTTTTTAATATTTTAACCATTTTATTCTTTTTTACTAATTTTTTCTTCTATTTTCTTCAATAACCATATTTTATTTTTGTGCTTTATTGTGCTATCATGTACATTGTATTTATAATTTGTAATAAGGAGGTGATATATTGAATCTCTCAAATTTCTTAAAAGAAGCTCGTAAAAAAGAACATTTAACTCAAGAAGAATTTGCTAAAAAAATAAACATTACAAGAGGAACTCTTTCCCATTTAGAACGCGGAAGACCTCCTAGTTTAGAAACATCTAAAAAGTTAGAAGAATATTTTAAATCTCCTATATCAAGTATCATAGGAGATGATAAAATAAAACACTTATCAAGTCTAGAAACAACGAATATGTTAATAGATTTGCTTATTAATAATGGTGAAATAGCTGAAGATTATATAAGTGATTATGCTAAAAAAAGTATTTGGGATAATATACAAATCGAAATAGCACTTAAATTAAAACAAAAAAAAAGATAAGAGAAATTATTTTCTCTTATCTACTTTTTCATAAATTTTAGTTTGTTTATTTTTAAATATTTCATTTTGTTTATTTAACAGCTTTTTTATAATATAATTCACAAATAAAACCTTCTTCCACCTCTAATAAACTGAACTTCTTATTTTTTTAATGTTATTCTACTATTTTTATATAATTAGAACAAATATCTTAAATTAATACTTTAATATTTCATTATTAATTTCAACTTCAAAATCTTACTAACCAAAATTCATAAAATCACATATATTTTATCAAAACTTAATACCAATTCACATTTTCATGAAAATGTCAAGTTAGTTTTTGAGTAAATCCATGTAAAATAGAATTAACATGTATATATATTAAATTTAATATATATATACATATTATTTGTTTATTTTATATTAAATTAGTTTTAAAATATAAATTTAATAAATTTGAAAGGAGAAATGTAAATGGACTATAACATTACTTATCGTGAAAAAGACAAAGGAATTCAGGTTATTATTTCGTATAAGGATAATCGTGGTAAATGGAAACAAAAATCAAAACAAGGATTTCCTAATAATAGAGAAGGTAAAAAGAAAGCTAAACTTGAAGCTGATAAAATGCTTCAAGAATTAAAAAATACTATCGCTAATTCAACTTATAATGAATTTAAAAATATTACCCTAGGTGAATTTATAGATTTACACTTAGACCATTTAAAAATACATTTAGAAGCAAATACTATTATTTCATATAAAACTTCTTTAAAACATTTTGAAAGTATTTATGATTTAGAGTTAGCTAAAGTAAGATCCATAGATATACAAAAATGTATTGATAATCTGGTAGAACAAAAATATAAATACGGCACTATAAAGTGCTATGTTCAAAAACTTAAAGCAATCTTTAATAGTGCAATAAATAAATATGAGATACCTATTAAAAATCCTACTACTAAATTAACTATAGAAAAAGAAAAACAAGCCTCAACTAAAAAAGCACTTACTGATACTGAACTAAATCAACTTCTTCAACAGATCAACCATGAAAAATATTATTTAATTGTTTTATTAGCTTCTAAATGTGGACTTAGAATAGGAGAAATTTTAGGATTGACTTGGAGTGATATAGACTTTCAAAACGCTACACTTTCAGTTAATAAGCAATGGAAACTCTTAAAAAATAATACTTATGGTTTTGGTGAACTTAAAAGTAAAAATTCTAATAGAATTATACCATTAACTACAAGTATGATTAAAGAATTAAAATATATAAAAGCTAATAGTGTATATAGTATAGACGGCAGATTAGTTCCAGTTAAAAATACTGCAAGTACAACAGTCTGCGTTAATCAATATTTGAAAAAATTTAATTATAATATCTCAATACATGAATTAAGACATACATTTGCTACAAACTTAATTGCTAATGGGGTTGATTTCAAAACTGCTGCTCAACTATTAGGTCATGATGTAGAAGAAACTATGAGAACATATTCTCATGTAACAGAGGACATGCTTAAAAAAGCAACTCAAATTATGGAGAATATTTTTTGACGAATTTTTGACGTTTCAATTTGAAACGTTGATTTTTAAAGGTTTAAAGGGTATAAACATTATTTCCTAATAAAATAATAAGTATTATAGAGTTTAATTTCCCAATTTCAATTTTATTTCTTTTTTCATATATATCTATTGGTATAAAGTTTTTATATTCTCTCAAATATTTCAT